CCAGTTCATACCAGCAGAGTCACGGCCCATCATGCCTTTTTGGTATTGCTTGCCAATCACATCGGATGGGACAAACAAACCCTTCAAGCTGTCAACGATGGTTGCGCCCGTGAAAGGCTCAACAATGCAAGAACGGCGACCATCACGGGGTGCGCCCTCGCTGTCCAGATACGCACCTGCGGTCAAGTAGGTGAGCAAACTGGTGGGGGGAGTGCCAGCCGTACCAACGATGTTGGCGGTGTTGTTCTTTGCCATTGTCAGACCGTCAAAGTCGATCTTGTTGGCAACAGCAGCCACAGCGGGTTTCAGCACTCGGTCAGAGAACATATCCAATGACAAGGCCAAATCTTGCGTGGTGAACTGGGTATCAACGTGAAACTGTGTGGTCAAAGTGACAGGCACAGAAGTCTCGTTAAAGTCCTCAACGTTCAAAGCTGGGCCAGTAGTTCCGATGAAACGACCAGGACGGCGAACGTTAAGGGTGTTACCGATCTTTGCGCCGCTAACGGCAAATTGATCGTCATAATTGCGGTCAACTTCGCTGGAGAAGGTCAACTCGTTTTCCAAAACCATCAACGCTTCGTTGGTGATCATGGAGATGGTAAGCAGATTGTTGCTCATTTCATTTCCTTAAAAAAAGATGGATTTAGCGGATTCGCCCTGCCATTCGTGCGGCTTTATAGGCTTGATATGACCCTTCAAATTTACCATCGCTGGTAAGGGGTACATCTCTGCCGTTTGCCGCCGATCTGATTGGGTTAATCGGCGCTGGCGCTTTACTTTTCCCAACGACAGTCTTAGATGTTGGCTCAGTCTTTTCATACTGGGCCTCTAGCTTTCCAATACTTCTTAAAGCCGATGCCACCGTCATGCCTGAGAGTTTCTCTGCAAACTCGGGATTTTCGGCAAGGTGATACAGAATTCTTGGGCCTACATCTGATTCAAAGATTGCGTCCCGCACTTCGTTGCTCACAACAACGTCAGCAGAACCAACCATGTCATCAAAATCAGGCATTTCAGACTTGGCAGCTTTGACCCGATCAGTCCAGGCGTTTATCACCTTTTCCCGTTCGGCTTGCTGTTTAGCCTGTGCTTCCTTCTGCTTTTCCTCGCCCATCCTCTGTTCAACTCGATAGTCTGTCAACGCCTTGGCGTATTCATACATGTCGGAGAAATTCTCTGGCTTGGGTTCACCAGTTGGTTGGGTTTCCGCTTTCGTAGATGCCCGTCCTTCCAGTTCCCTAACTTTGGCCTCCAAAGATTCCCGCGCTTCCCGTTCCCGCTTGGCTTCTTGCCTTGCTTCCTCGCGTTGCTTGGTTATCTTTTCAAACCTTAATTCTAGCTTTGGATTGCGTTTTCTTTCCTCTGTCGCTGTCGCTTCATCTTCCCCAAGCGGCTCACTCTGGCTTTGCGTTTCTGTCGGCTCTGTGGGAGTTTTCTCAACCACAGCCTCAACAGGCGCTTTGTCAGCTAAACCCATCTTCTTGGCGTTGAACTCAGCTAAATTCTCACTTGTCACCACGTTAGCGGCAACTTTTGGTGCTTCTTGCACTTCAGACATGGATTACTCCAAGGATTTACCCAGTTGACCCAACTGGTAAGGTTTGGGCGATATTACCCGAAATCATGTCAATGTCAATTATTGCGGCATTCCTTGTATAAAGGGATTTGGTTGATGGCTAATATCCTGGGCGGCAAACATTGCAAGCTGTTGCTGTTCAGCGTTTAGGCGTTCAATCTCCATCATTAACTGATCAGGTGACATTCTTGCAATAAGCATTTTGACCAAGGCATCAATTTCAGATTTATTTTGGCTAGTAATTGCATTGACATTAGTTTGATTAACTTTTGCTTCGTTAATGGTTTCGGTGTTGTGCGCCCGTGCGGTCACATCCATCAGCTTGCGTCTAGTTGCGCCTTCTTCTCTAATCTGGGCCACTTGCGCCCTGTTGTTAATCTCCAACCCAGCCGCTTGCAATTGCTGTTGCAACTGCTGAATCATTTGCTCAGATTGCGCCAAACGCATTTGGGCCTCGGGCGGTATGTCGGATTTTTCGTCAATGTTTGCCATTGGGTTCATGGCAGCAAGACGGTCAGCGATTACATCAGCGCCTGGGAAATCCATGTTTCTGAATACCAAATCTCCCGCAATATTGAACAATTCAGCGTTGCTGGTCAGCAAAGGCATCATGGATTCAACTGCTTGCTGGCGTTTGGTCTGGAATCCTGGGCCTGTGTCCATAACCACATCGTATTCACCAACGGTCACATCGTTTAGAACCTCGCCAATCTCGTTGGCCTCATTAATCGTGGTCATGTCGGGCTGACCATCCGAACCGATAATCCGCATCACCCGCTGGGTGTCGTAAATCTTGGGTATCAGGTCAAGAATAATGCGCCCAGTTTGAGCAATCGAACGAGTCAAATTGTCGTAAAAGTGGAAATTAGACAGATCAACCTGATTTTGCTGGCCCTGCAATGCCTTGCCTGAGATATTCCCGCTTGGCAATTGATTGGGGTCCATAATGCCCAGCACCATTTGCAAATCAGCAGAAATTGCCCCTGCCGCTTCCATAATCCCTGCGGGTGGCGGCTCGGGTTGCAGTCTCACAGGCGCTGGCGCTGGCACACCTTCAATGTCTTTTTGCTTGTATCTCAGCACGGGCATTGACTTGATGTTAGCCATTGCCCATTCGTTTTCGTGGCCCTCGTCTTGGCCCTCTGCCAGCAACCATTTGGCCTTGGGTGCAAGCGCAACCGATTCGGTCATGCTGGTGCGCCAGAAGTTGTACATCCGCTGGGGGTCTTTGGCAAACCGCACCAGCCCGTATTTCTTGCGCTTGTCATCCACAATTACCTGTGCGCCATAGCAAGGCACAACAGGGATATATTTACCCGCCCAGGTCTTTTCCTCTAACACTTCCATTGCGGTCATCTTGACCCATTTAACAGCCTTGCGGAATGAGTCCCGTTCATCAACCACAGTCAACCCTGCGGCCTCAACTCGTTGGAAGAAGTTGGCGCTGTCGCCAAAAGAGGTTGTGCCGTCACTCAGCAAATACAGCTTGGCGCGTTCACGCTCAATGTAAAAATACTCGGCAATGCGAATATCCTCTTTGGTCACCCAGGCAGAGGTGTCATCCCCTGTGCTGCGTTGCTGGAAGTTAGCCCCATCGTTTGCACCTGGATACATTTCCCGAAATATCTTCTTGTCCAGCACAGTGGTGATTAGGCATCGCTCGGCATCCGAACCATCGGGCCTGACGCTGTTGGGGTCAAAGTAGACAGTGAAAGGGTTTTCAACGGCATCAATGTAGATTTCTTGATCGAATGAATCTTCTCGCACATACTTGTAATTGATGCGCCAGTAGCCCCAGCCCATCCTGACAGCATAGTCAAATGCGGTGTCATATGCGGTGTCGGCACTGGAATTGACCTCAATGTGACGGGTGATGCCCTCAATGACTTGGGCAATTTTGTAGTCAGCAAGGTTGTTAACGGGGTGAACCTTGATGCGTGGGCGCTGCATCCTTTGCTGGTTGGTCACCTGTCGGATATAGGCATCAATCTTGTTGATGGTCAGGCAAGGGCGGCTTTCCAAATTGCGTGAGTTTTGGATTTCCACGGGCCATTGATCACCAGCGGCAAACTTAATGTCATTCAGCGCCTCGGCTCGGTTTGTGGAATCCGAATCATTGACCAAGCGCCAGAACTTGATCGCTTCGGTAATCTTGGCGTTTGCGCCATCTTCGTCTTGATAAGCCATATGAACCCCTTTGGGTAATTATCCCATCCATGAACCCGCTGTGGCAACCATTTGCTTCTTGCGTTTAGTGGGTTCTTTGATCATAAGTCCAATATACCGAAAGGCATCTGCCCCGTGGGAATAATGGTCGTGCAATGGGTTGCGGCTGAATTGCCCCGTGTCTGGGTCAACCTCATACCTGTAATGTCTCAGGCAAGCCAGCCCATCGGCGGTATGTTCGCGGTCAAAGTAACAGTTCGGGAATATCGTCCTGGCAGCGTTAATGGAGTCCAGAATTGGCACTCTGGGCAGAATGGTGGTCTTGTACCCTGCTGCCCTAACGATGTCATCAATTGACCGCCCCGCCGCTGCCAAGGTCTTGTTTTCAGCGTCATGGGGTAACCAAACGGTATCGTAGACATAACCATAGGTTTGCATGGTCGCCAAGTAGTAACTGATGGTTTTCTGGGCATCCTCAATGTATCGGATTAGCCTTGTCTCCATCCCCACAAACTGCAAGAACCATATGGCGGTGCTATCCGACCAGCCCAAATCAAACACCGCATGGACAGGTTTGGTTGCGTCATAGGGCACTTTGGTGATGCGCCCATCCTTCTCGGCCTGTTGCATTTCTTTGGCAAAGATTGCCCCGTCCACGGTCTGCCGGCATAGACCTTCCCAGACTTGGTTGTAGGCTTCTTCATCCCTTTGCTTTAGCGAGTCTTTTTCCAAGCGCAAGGTTTCGGGAAACCAAGGGTTATCTGACCAATTCACCCGCATGGTGATGCAATCCTCTGGGGGATTTGCCACAAAACGTTGGTAAGTTTCGTCTGTCTCCAACTCGGGGTTGAAGGAAATCCATATCTCGCTACCCTCGGCACGAATGGTAGGAATCAGCACATTCCAAGACAGGCGGCTGACCGTTTGCGCTTCCTCTACCCAGCAGATTGAAACACCTTCATAGCTTTTTACGTTGGCAATATTGTTTTTAAGACCAATAAAGCTAAATTCTGTGCCGTTCTTGCCCCGAATGCTGGCCTGGGTTATGTCGTAGAAGCCCAGCAACCCAAGGCTTTCAATCTGGTCGCACAACAGCTTATGCACCGAATCCCGCATGGAGGTCATAAACTCACGGGCGCACAAAATACGCAATGGGCTTTTGGCTCCCAAGATTAACAGCGCCCTGGCGATGCCCCAAGATTTAGCGCCGCCCCTACCGCCGTAAGCTACCTTGTAGCGGCTTTTTCTAAACAGTCCTTCCAGCTTTACAGGGAATTCTGCCCTTGCAATAGCGTCTTGGACTTCACTCATTTGGCTTCACAAAGGTTACCTGGATGCCCTGCAATGGCTCACCATCTGCGCCTGTGACCTCGGCCTTGACGGTTTCAGACCATTTCATTTGCGTTTTTGTCCACCAAATCAGGCTGGTCGTGTCCCCAGATGTAGCCTTTTGAAACAGCGTCTTGGCAATCTGCCCGTTGGCTTTCGCCTTCCCCATGTCCAATTCGTGCCTGTAATACTTGCGGAGGGTCTTGTCATCTATGCCGACCAGCACGGCAATGGATTCATGCGGCAAGCCTAACCCGCTGCTAGATTCAACCAGTCTTTGGGTTTCGGGCGTTGGTTCGTGTGCGTCAGACATTTTATAGAGGGGAAGTGTTACATTAGTTTGCCAATTCGGGCTGGTTTTCCAATAATACGGCTTTTTTGCCTGTGAAGTCTTCCCAGCGCTTTACAATTACATCGCAATATCTTGGGTCTAACTCCATAAGCCGTGCGTAGCGACCATGCTTTTCAGCCGCCAGCATTGTTGTTCCGCTTCCACCAAATGAATCAAGCACTATATCGCCGCCTTTGGTATTGTTAAGCATTTGGTATTCAAACAGTCCAACAGGCTTCATAGTTGGGTGTTCACCGTTGCGGCTAGGCTTATCAAACTCCAAAATGGTGGTTTGCTTTCGGTCAGTAGCCCAAAGGTGTCCAGCACCTTCTTTCCAGCCATATAAGCAAGGCTCATGCTTCCAATGGTAGTCTTGCCGCCCCATAACCATTGTTGACTTCTTCCAAATCAAGCATTGACGAACTTTCCAGCCAGCGTCTTGCGCCGCCCCGCGAAAGTTATAGCCTTCTGAGTCAGCGTGCCAAATATAAAAAACGGCCCCAGGCTTCATAACAATATCTGCGGTTACATAGGCGTCCCGCAAAAATTGTCGGAACTGATCGTCACCCATGCTATCGTTTTGGATTTTTAAAGCATCTTTGGTTTTGCCTTCATAGGCCACGTTATATGGTGGGTCAGTCAACCACATATCCACAAGTTGCCCATCGCACAGTTTTTCCATATCGGTCAGACTGCACGAATCCCCACACATCAATCGATGCTTTCCTAATTGGTAAATGTCGCCCAGCTTGGTCTTTGGCTCGTCAGGCACATCAGGAACGGCATCCTCGTCCGTTAGCCCTTCAATGACTTCTGGCTCGAGCAATGCACTCAATTCTTTGGGGTCAAAGCCCAGCATCTCCAAGGCAAACCCGTCTGCCAGCAAGTCATTCAACTCAATGGTCAGCATTTCATTGTCCCAACCAGCGTTTAGCGCCAGCCTGTTGTCGGCAATGATGTAGGCTTTCTTTTGTGTTTCTGTCAGTTCCGACAGTTCAATGGTGGGCACTTCTTTGTAACCCAACTTTCGGGCAGCTAATAGCCTTCCATGCCCTGCAATGATGCCGTTTGTTCCGTCAACCAGAATTGGGTTAGTCCATCCAAATTCTTTTATGCTTGCCGCTATTTGGGCCACCTGTTCGTCAGAGTGGGTGCGGCTGTTGTTTACATAAGGAATTAGCTCTGTCACCTTCTTTTGAGTAATTTTCACTTTTTTGGCTTTGCTTTGGCTTTTTTCTCAGCTTCACGTTTAACCGCATATCCAATAGCCACCGCTTGTTTGGGTGGCTTGCCAGCGGCGATTTCTGCCTTAATGTTGGCCTTGAGCGCTTTGGGGGTCATTGATGCTATCAGCGGCATTTGCCTTCTCCTTGGATTCTTGGGCCAGCTTTTCTTGTAAGGCTTGCTTCAACTCGGTGTTTTCCCTAAAAAGGGCAGCGGCTTGCGCCATAGCGGAA